TTTGCAGTTCCTTCAGCACGTCCTCCGCCTCCTGATCGTATTTTTTCAAGTTATACATCCCGATGAGATTTTTGAGCTTCTGACCGTATGCCGGGTCCGTCGCATACCCGCATGCCTGCAGCATGTCTGCTTGCTCTTCCGGGGTTGTTGCCGCGCGAACGCGGGCGTATCGGGGGAGTTTGAACAGCTCGTCCTGATCGCGAAAACAATCCTCAATCGATCGATAAGCGCGCCAATTGGCCGCCGTATCGACGCGCTGGCCGTTGATGACTTCCCACGTCCCCGTGCGAACGCTGGAACCGTCCCAATACGCATTTGGCTTTCCGGAGCCGACTTTCAGGCCAACGAGGTTGTTCCAACTGTGAATCTGCCATCCGGTCTCGTGGGCTGCCTGGGCGATACGCAGCGACGGGAAGATCGGTGAACCGTCGAGGCGCAGCTCGACGGCGATCGGGGCGATGATGGCGATGAAATCAGCTGGTTTCATTTCCACCCTCCCTTTCAGCTTTCCGTTTCAATGCGCGGTCAATCTTCGACTCAATCTCCGACTGTACCCATTCCGTCACTTTCTCCAGAATGCTAATAGGCAGCCAATCCGCCCAACCGGCGCGGATCGCGTTGGCTGTCATGGATTTGATCGTATGGTAAAGCAATCCGACGGCGAACACGCCAAATAACACACCGGGAAGGCCAATCACGACGTCCAGAAGATGCCCTCCGGCCGGCAACAACAACATAAAGAATGTCCGGAAAATGCCGTCGATGCCGTATCGGCTGGCATAGGTGTTATCCCGCCGCGCCGCACGCGATCCGGAAAGCCAATCCATGACGATGAAAAAGGCGAGCGCGGTCATCGTGGAGACGACGGCCGGCCCCTGGCCGTACAGAAATTCAAAAACGGGCAACAAAAAACCGCCAGCAACGGCGGCGATGCCTTTTTCAAGTGCTGCTTTTTCCAAAACACTACACCCCCACAATAATGAAATGCCCCTGATCGGCTCAGGGGCTTACTCTTCGTATTCTTCGCCGGTGATCGTTTGATATTGCTCCGGCGTGATCTTCCCGGCCCGCACAAACACTTTCACGTCGTCAGGCGTGTACCGCCCGGCGTCATAATGGCGTTTTACAATCGTGTACCAGTCCATATTCAAATCACCTCCCGGCTCACAAGTTCCAGCAGCAGCGCCGCCTGCTCCTGCTCGGTTTGGTCGAGTCGTGCTTGCGCCGTTGCAAGCTCGAGCGCCAAAAAGGCGTTTTCTTCTTCCAGTGCTGAAATCCTTTGTTCAGGTGATTCGGGCTTCGGCGCATTCCTGATCTGATCAATCTCCTCCTGCGTTAGCCCTTCTACCCACTGTGCACCATCCCAGCGTGGATGATAAAAACCTTCCGGCACTTCCGTTTCAACGCAATCATCGGGAATCGGCTCATGATCCCCGATGAGCACGTCTTCAACGAACATGCCGTTTTCATCTATTCGGATTACCTTGCGCACGCGATCAGTCCTCCTTATTGTTCGGCGCGGAATGGCGGTACATCTAGGTATACATACGTTGTTCCGCCAAAATAATTCAATGTAACACTTCCATCTGGACTGACTCCCAGCCTCCCAACTAGATTATTCGATCCTTCAGCTGTTATAACTGGCCACACCTTCGCATATGCTGGTCTATATCCTTTTGGCAAAATGAACATGGTTGTCCCTAATGCGCCACCTTTCACCAAACCTTTCAAGTAAACAAACCCAAACTCATCCTTCATGTATCCTGCTGGTTCCGTGTCTCCGCCATAGTTCACCCACCCATTCAACAACGTCGGCGCAATCCACTGCTGTTGCGCCTTCTTCGCATATGTCCCGGCGATTACCGACACGTCACGCTTCACATCCGCAATATCCTGAGTGTTCCGTTCGACGGTTGTTTTTAGATTCGTCGCATACTCGACCTCAGCGGATTGGACGGATGCGGAAAGTTGGTATGGCTGGGCGATATAGGTAACGAAGTATTGGGCGGTTGGGTCGAAGTATTCTTCAGGCATTTTATTTCTTTGCTTACCATAAGCGGCGAAAGTGTCTTGAACAAACGGGTTTACCTCAATTCCGTTTTTGTAAAGAGCCAAAATCTTTTCGACCCTAAATTTAAATGTCACTCCGCGGTCAGGAGTGTTTGTAACATAATAAGGTTGTGTACCGTCTTTTACAAATATTGCATTTTCCCTCACCACAACCCCTTCACCCATCTCAACAAGGTTATCGCCGCTGAAAAGGCTGATTCCGCCCTCGTAGTCGATACCCTGCCGCAGTTCAATCGTCTGTGGCGTTGCGAGTTGGTAGGTGAGGCGATACGGCGACAATGACGACCCCCAAGCATTATAGTTTCCAAAACTGTTTTTCACCACGTTAAAATCTGTATTTTCTGCTATGGACGTGGGATTGGAATGTACAATTCTTTGTTCCACCCATGCTTTTGTGCCTGTCCCATTATACATTCCTGTTCCTGCCTGCTGTCCTGCCGTTTTCATTTTCCAACCGTAGAAATACGCTTTGATTTCATCCGCTGTTGGCGTATAATTCTCACCCCAGCCGGAGTCGGCGTCGGCGATGGAAATATAGACAAATGAGCTATCATTAGCCACTTGGTCAAATGATGTGAATGAGCCTTGAACGTTGTAACTTTGGAGTATTTTGCCATCATGCTTTACTCCTATACAGGTGTTTCTTATACCGTTAGAAATTGCGGCCTTTACAGCTTTATATCCAGTAAATTCCCCGTGAAACCCCCACCCCAACGACCCATCCAGCACAACATCCTTCTTCCACCGCTCCAACTGCCACAACTTTCCATCACGTTCGTAAATCTCGTCATATACGCCTGTGTTCGAATCGCCAGCGTTGGGACGGGTGATGTAGAGATAGTCGTTGTTTTGCGGCTCGAATGGCAGAGCGGTGGAGCCGATGTTGAGCATGGGATTAGTGAACGTAAATGTACCAATACCCAAATCAGCATTGGACACATAAATTCGAATATATCTTGTTCCAAGTGGCGTTGTTATTGTTACGGGTGTTGTATCAAATCCCCTGAGAGTCGAAATTTTAACTTGGTCTTTATCTAACGCATCAACACTAAATTTCCCATTCGTCTCCATACTTATCGTATAAACTTGATTTTCCAATGCTGGAACTACTGCCGGAGAACTGTTATAAGTTCCCGTCGCATCCAATTGCAACTTGTACGGCTCAATCACTTTTGCGTTTTCGTGAAGCGACCACTCATGAAACGGCGGCAACAGGTTTTTGCCGTAACGCTTTAGCCATACGCCGGACAAGTGTTTTACGTTGTCTACGTAGGGATATTTTGCGGCAATCTGCTCAATGGTCATGCTGTCAAGCGCATTGTATTCGGCTTGAGTAATTTCGTAAACGCGAACACCATCTAAATAGCCGTACTGGTTCTCTGCCCCCACGATGTTTATATCAACGTTAAATCCGGTTGCAGAGTCAAAATCGCTAGGTTGTACTTTCAAATATTGGGTTATGAATTTTGAGGTGTCAGTAACGTATTGAGGATGGGCAATCATCCCCACATCTCCAACGGAATTAAATCTTAACCTCATACCAGTCGAAAGATTCCCATTTTTCATCTCAGCTAAAATAATATAATAGCTACCTTGCTTCATCTTGCTGAGGATATTTTGATAAAAAGACCCACCAGTCTGCCCTGCATTTATCGTTATTTTAAGTGAATTTGATTCATATGCAAAATTAGAGGTGTCCAATGTTTCTGAAACGTTAAACCTAGTCCAAACACCAGTCTTTTCACAATTCCCATCATTCCCCAACAAATTCACCAGCGTCCGCCCAGTGAGTTTCTTCATCCACAGCGGCGTATCCTGATCGGCGGTGATGATCTGAAGGCCGCGCTGGATGGTGGCGGTTTGGATTTGGTTTTCGGCGAGTTGGGCATGTGCATCGACGATGCCTTGCTCTATTCGGTTCAAATCGTTCTCTGTTACTACGTCGTCATACCGCCAGTCCGTTTTTGCATTGTAAGGCATGTTACTCCTCCTTCACGGTGATCGTATGTTTGATGATCGTGTCTGACGTCACCGGAATGTAGACGTTGTTCGAGCTGACTACCGTACCGCCGACGCTCTTCAACTCGATGAGCGTGATTTCGCTCACCGCACCGGTTGGGACCAGATACTCCAGCAGTAGCGTGCTATCAGTGATCTGCTTGACTTGGAAAGTGGTGATTTCGTACACACCATTCAGCACAACTTTGGCCACTTTCCCGTTGGTATACTGCGCCAACTCATTGAGATAGCTTTGAGGGATCATTTCACTTGCACCTCCGTCCCGCGATCCGCAAACGACGTCCGGCCGACTCGCCACAATGTCGAAAGCCGTGTCCGCCGCGTCAGTGCAGCCTTCCAGATATGTTCCTCCAGCGCAATCCTGTCCGTCAGCGACGTCGCTTGGATGTAGACCAGATTTGCCGGTTTGACTGCGCGGATCGTGTGCTGGATCTCTTTGAAAAAGGCCGCGTCAGGAATGCTTAGCGTGACCTTGAGAATGAAGTTCTGCGCATCCACCTCAATTGTTGTCCGGCCGGGCCCGATGAGGAAATCGAGCCGTCCCTGCAGGTAGCTAACCGTGAACGGCGGTTTGGTCGAATACCGGTTAATGAGCCGCTTGCGCCGGAATTCCAGCGTTTCGGTTGTAGTGTCCGCGCGGATCCCCAGCTGCAGCTCCCGACGCCAGATCGCCTGCTCGCTTGCGGTTTCGACGAACTGGTCATCGAGCAGCTGAGTGACCGCATCAGTTAGCGAGTCGAGTTCCGCGTTCTCGGCCTCGGTCAACTCCACGAATTCCCGGATGTTGCGATACAACTCGGGGAGGTAGGCGATCAGGTTAGCCGACATTGATCGTCACCGTCCCCAGCAGCGGGATTTGCTCGCTCTGCAGTTCCAGATTTGCGGCCACGCCATTCAAGGTTGTTCCCGTGACGTCCGTAACTCCGGACACCGTCAAGATCCGAGCATCGATCTGACTGACCCGCACGATCAGGCGATCCTCCTCAGCCCACGTTTTACGCAGCGTTAACAGATAGTCACCGATGGCCGTCTCGATCTCACCCTGCACTTGGCCGAGCGTTACGCCGCTTTGCAGCGTCACCATAGTCGTCACATCGACCGTCACGCCCTGCACGCCGGTGATGGTCACTATATGGCCGATGGGTGCCAGCCCCAACCCCTTGCCGCCGTTCTGTTCCGGATCGATCGCCGTTTGCACCTCGTCTATCAGCGCCGACGCCGGAGGGTTGTAATCGGCGGCGATGATCGTACATTTGACTGTGCCGCCGCCGTTCCAAACCGGGAACACCTTCACGCCGCCGATCCCCGGGATTTCGCCAACCTTGCGTTTGTAATCGGCCACGTTACCGCCGAAAGGCTGCTCGCGGACGGCTTCGAAATACCGTTTTCTTAAGTCTTCGTCGCTCTCTTCATTCTCGCCCGGGACAAGCACGTCGGCTAGTTCCGCCCTTGATAAGCCAGCGATATAGTCAATCGGCAGCATTGGACCGAATTGCTGATTTCCTACGGTGCCGGCTGTTTCACATTCCAGCGAAAACTGGCCGGTGGCTAGCCGCTCGATTACGCGGTAATTCAGCCCCCCGATTGAAAAGCGACTGCCGATCGGAACGTCCAGCGGGACATTATCGCTACCGTAAAACAGCCCCTTCCGCCGCGCATTGTTCGCCGGTCTCCGCTCGATTCCGAACTCAGCCGTCCGGCGTGCGAGCCATTCGCCGGTCGCGGTGTCGGCGAATGATAGGTTCAGGATGATGTCGAGTTCCGCATACATCTGCGCCAGTTCGGCAGCCGCCGGCGCCAGAGCGTCATAGATGACTGACCCAAGCCGTTTGTCTATATCGTTTGGCACTCGGTCCAGCATACGTTGCAGGATCGCTTCGTACGACTGAAGCTCATACATGCACCGTCACCTCCTGCTGGAATGATCCGAACGTCGACACAACGGTGAACCGGACCGTCGCGGTATCGCCGGAGATGTCTATCTGAAAGTCCGTGACACTGTCGATCCGGTCGTCCTGCGTCAGCGCCTCGGTGATCCGGCGGCGCAGCTCGGACTGAACGAACACGGGATCCCGGCCGACCAGGCTAGCGAGCTCCACGCCGTAGTCCGCGTCATAGATCAGATACCGGAAACGTTCGGTCTGAAGGATTTTGAACACCGCCTGCCGGACCGCGTCCAGACCGTCGATCATCCCCGTGACGCGGCCGCGCTCAAAATCCAACCGCCACGTTCGCGACGGCTGTTCGATCGGTTCGATGTTCTGTATATCGATACTCCCGCCTGTCGGAATCATCCGCTCACCACCCTATCGACAATCAGGAACTTTTGACCGCCTTGCACACGCAAGAGAATCACACTATCTCCTAGCTGCAGTCCTGGACGGATTGTATATTCTGAAGAACCAATCTGGACCCTGTACTCCGTCAACGTTTCCGACACCACCAAGAAATTCTTATCAAGCGTAAACCGTTGATCCACGTTCACTTCGAGCGGATTGGTTCTCGTGACTTTACCAAACATGACAGCCACTGGGTTGCTAGCCTCCAACGCATCCATCGCAGCCTTTTTGATCGCTTCCAACATGATTAAATCACCTTCAATGTCAGGTTCATCGTGTGATCAGCACCGTCAAACCGGTGCGTCACTTCGTCCACCATCATTGGCTGGTTAATCCCGAGAGACTCGATGTAAATCGGCAGGTACATGCCGGCGCGCACCCGAATGTCGCCGACGGCGTCGAGTTTCAACGTGCGCTGCTCCCTGTTTTTCAACCGCGCAAGCTGCTGCAGCATCTCATCGATCTGCGCCGCGTTCTTCTCCTCGTCCACACTCTCGTACAGCTGCAGCACACCCCACCGGGCGATGTTTGCGCTGTCCTGAATCATGTATACCTCACGCTTACCGGTGTCCTCGTTGTCCCTGTATAACTTGATTCGGTTATATGTGTCCTGATCGATGTCGCGGCTGAAATCGAAACCGGTCATTAGGCTGCCGTCACCGATGTAAAAACTGGCTGCGAACTCCCGCACGTCCCGCAGCGACAACGCCCCGAAGTCGTCGTAGAATACATAAAACCGTCCCGTGGCCGACATGGTGAGCGTGTTGGCTTTCTCGATGATATCCAGCAGCGTTTGCCCGTCCTCGACCATGGCCGGGATGCGGTAGCCCGTATCGTCTATTCGGCCGATTTTCAGTCCGAAATCCGCGGCGATCTTCCGGATGACGTCGCCGGTCGTGACGTTTTTGAATACATATGCGTCTTTGTTCAGCAGGTACCGGACCTGATCATATGCCTTAACGCTAATCTCAGCGTCCCGATTCGTTTTGATGCTGAACACGTACCCGTAAAACACATTTACATCGTCCTTCCAGACCTGAACGATGTCGCCGTTCTGGACCGTAAATGTCCGGTCCTGGTAGACGCCGCTACCAATCAACGTGAAGTCGACGCTCGCCGGCCGACCGACGCGGGTCGTCGTCCAGGACAGGTCTTTGGCTATCTCCGAAACATCCCAGACGCGGCCGTTTTTGTTGTCAATGAGAATTTCAAGCATACACGGCACCGCCGCTTTCAGGCAGTTTCAGCACCATCCCCACCGGCAGGGATTTGAGCTGCGCGTCGCTGATCCCGTTCAACCGCTGAATCTCGCGCCACCTACTGCCGTCGCCGAAGA